TTTCTCTGGTATCTTTTTAAATCTATTTTCAAAATACCAACCACGTTCACGCATTTCATCTTCTATATCTTCAAGCATGTGTCGTGTTCTTGTTAGAACCAGCCAATTACCTGATGACATGTTTATATCTTTTATATCATCATGAAATTTTAAAGATCCCTCGTGATCTCTTGGTGCCCATTCTTTGTATCTTCTTTTTGATACACGTTTTATTATACCAAGTGCAAAGTCATGGACCGCTCTTGGTATTCTTCTTGACTGTGTAAGATTCAATAACTTACCTGATTGTGTAATAAAAGAATCTACGTCCGCTCCTGCCCATCTAAATATTGCTTGATCATCATCACCAGCAATAAAAGAATCTTGTGTTTTATTCCAAATAGTTTTTGCCATGTTCCACTGCATCAAAGATAAATCCTGTGCTTCATCTATAAATACTACGTCAAACTTTGGAGACGCATCTGAATTTATAAATTTTAAAATCATGTCGTTATAGTCAACCAAGGTATATTCTTTTTTGTATCTAATTAATTCATTTTTTAAATGAACTAGCGTATCGTAATCAACTTCTGTATTGTGTTCACCTAATTTTAATTGTTGTTCTAAACTAATATTTCGTAATTGTGCTAAATGTATTAGTCGTAGGTAGTCAGACTTTGTTGTAAACAAACCTGTCTCTTCTTGATCATGCTCGTTGTAATCTATAAACAAATTTAGTTTTCTACCTAAATCCTCGTAGTGTCTTTTTTGCATAACTTGATCTTTGTTGATACCTAGTTTTCTAAATGCTAGTGAGTGTAAAGTTCTAAAGTATGGAAGATCATCCTCTGTATAATTAAACTTATCCATAGCTCTTGCTTTGGCTTCGTTAGCTGCTTTCTTTGTAAATGCAAAATAACCTATCTTATCTGGGTCAACGTTCTTTAAGTAATCTTGCACCTTGTTTAACAAAGTATGTGTCTTGCCTGTGCCTGGTGGTCCTAATACTATTGTTTTCATTTTTTATTTTTTAAATTTTCCATACGTGCTTTGTCAAAAAAAGTTATTTGTCTCTTTCTTTTAACACCAACCATATTTTGTGAAGGAGTTACCCATCTTAAATTATCAACTCGGTAATCTAAATTATCTCCATTTATGTGATCGACTAATGTTTTTTTATCTGGCATGTCATTATGAATAAAAGCTTCTGTAACAATTCTATGCATCACTATAAATAGTCCTTGTTTATTTGGTAAAAGAATACTAGCCTTAACATAACCATTATATTCTGTAGTTGTTATACTTAACACTTTCAATGTTTCAGTGTTTTGAATGTATGGAAAAGCATTTCCCATTTCAGGGTGATACTTATTAAAACCACCACTTTTAAACAACATGTACTTTCCTTCCGGTAATATACTGTATGGTATTTTTTTTAATTGACCACATTTAATTTTTGAAACATCAACATAGTCAATGTCTTTTATTTTAGTTTTGTATGGGTCAAGTTCAGGAAATAATAATTGTTGTTCCATAATTAATACGGATCCTCCTCTTTTAATTTTTTCTGTGTAAATTGATCTTCATGTTTTTCAAATGTATCTACTTTCATAATAGATGGTTTCTTTTTACCTATGACCATACGTCCTTCTTCACATCCACAATGTTCTTTTAACATTTGTTGTGTTACCTGATAGTCTTCTTTCCATTTCTTTTTAGTCAAATGTCCATGAAAGAATCTATGAAATGTAAACACATGTTTGTTATTTTCTGTATACACGGCACCATTTAAAATATCTTTTTTGCTGACACTACCTATAGATCTTTGTAAACAATAATCTTCTAAATGATTTGATAGTTGATCAATTCGTGATGATCCAACAGGTGCATCTACTTCTTCTACACCTTGTAATAACATGTCAGTATATTTTTCAAACTCTTTGACTGTAATACGTGGTGGTTTTTTATTTATTTGTTTTGCAACAGTTCTTCTAAATAATCTTTGTTCCATTAAATAATCTATGTTATCTAATTTAACTCGTTCACCATCTACGTTGACCCAATAGTATGGTTCGTCTAATAATACTTTTTGTAAATCAGTTAGTGATGGAAACACAGCCTCACCACCAATACCAAATTTTCTAGTTCTACATAAATTTTTATCACAATGATTACACATCGGATCTTCATTACATTTAAAACCTAAATCTTTACCATCGTTAAATTTTATTTTACCTTGTACAATCTTATCATCCAAAGGTCCGTCAGGATGTCTTTCAAAATATTTGTAGTTGAATGCATTTATCTTTGATTGCCAGTTCTCTGGCCATTTACGTTTTGCATACTGTATGTATTGATAAAGTATTCTGTCTCTACCATCTTTAATATCTGTTTGTGTTAATGATTCTAAACAAGGTGGACCATCGCTAAATTCAGACTCTGGTCTTTTAACAATTAATTTTTCTAGTTGATCTGGTGTAAGTTTATATAACTCGTGTAATAAATAAAAACTTTCTAGATTAACAGCTTCGCCTTTATCGTTAAAGCAATATCTTGTTGTATCATCACCATTAAAGTATGGTAAATTTAAGAAATTTCCTGTATCATCTTGCGATTTTAATTCTACTTGTTTTGGAAAAACTTCTGATCCACCATATCCTAACACTGCACTAATAGATAACAACTTATCTCTCATTAGTTTTGCTTCTACATATACAGCTGTAAATAAAAATACGTGTGCACCACCTGACTTTGATCTGAATACTAATAGTGGTAAGTTTAGATTTTTTATTTTATCAATTAATTTTTTGTGATCGAATCCTGCATAAGAATCTATATCTATACAACCCCATCTACATGTGTTGTCATCTGTTATTGGAATAATACCAAGACTTGGTTCTGTGCCCTGTAGGTGTTTAGACCACATGTCATCTGTTACATACTCTCTAGTTACAAATGATTTACCTTTTATTTTTTGTCCGTCTGCGCCTTTCTTGTCTACGTAAGTGACACCGTGCGCACGTTCTAATCCTGTAAATATATGTTTAAATTTTTCTACTGACATAATTTAAAAACGG